CTGGAGCTGATGATCTACATGCGCAACTAGGGCATCCCCACAGCCTATTTATATGAAACTTCATAGGTATGTAAAACACTTTATGTTTAGGGCATACGATAGGCACAACGTCTGTGTATCGTGCATTACTAGGGATTAGATCGTATGTATAGCGCCCATCATGTACTAGGGTAGCTTTTTCTATAGCGGTGGTTATATTAATTAGTTGAGTACCTCCACATTTTTGACATCCCCTGCCTTGCATGTGTCTTGTCGGCGTTTGAGTAAATTCTCCATGTTTAGGACATATAATAGTTATGTGTTTTTGAGTCCCTCCATACACCATTTTAGTGTAATCATATTTATTACTATGCGCCTCATTTGCCCTTTGTATAAACTCTGCGCGGCTTAGTTTTTTTGACCCTCCACATTCAGGACATCCGCATAGATTACTTTGCGATACATGATTGTTCGCAGTGACGGTAAAATCCCCATGAAAGGGACAAGTCACAATTATTTTTTGAGCACTGCGAATGTATATTGTTTTGTCGTAGCTATATTTATTATTGTGTAGTTTTGTAGCTTTATCTATAAACTGTTGTTGTGTAAGGGCTTTTGTCATAATTTACGCACGAAGTGGGTTAGTCAGTGAGTGCATTATAAAATGACCTATGCACAAAGTAAACCCCCTTATTTCAAGCTATTTTTGCTTGCACTTTGGTATTGGTGATATATACGGTACATAAAACTTTTCTTTTGGGCATAAAAAAGGCCCACCGAAGCGGGCCTTAATTTTGCTTTAAGCTATTGATTTATCAGGAAGAACCTGCTGAACCAAAGATACCTAATGGATCACTAAAGCCGAAAGAATAACGCTCTCTAGCTTTATAACGTGAGTTGCCTGTGTCAAAGTCCGCATCCATTGAAGTTGCTAATGGAGTTCTAACAAAATGTTTCAAGCCGTTAGGAACATCGGTTAACAAGAACCAAGCGTTAGTGTCAGTCAACCAAGGGTTGATTGTGTAACCACCAGGAATTGAACCATTGTTTTTAATAGCGTTAACATCGTTGTCAGTTGTGCCTACACGTAGTTCAGTTTCAAGCAAACGAGTTGCAACGAATTGTAATGCAGGAGGCAAAACCAATTTTTTAGGTTTAGCAGCAATCAATAAACCACGCTCATCAGTCCATAAAGAGATTTGAATAACAGCATTTTCCAATGAGGTCTCGTTCAAATCAGCAGGAGTTGCTGGTACGTTAGAAATTGTTGAGCCATAAACTAAAGGATGAGCGCTGTTACATAAAGATTTACCGTCACCACCAGTGTAGTTAGAGTTAAAAGCATTATTTAATACAGCAGCACCTTTAACTTCTTTAGTGTACGCCATAGCGCGGGCTAATGCCTTTGTATAACGAGCTGATAAAGAATCATAAAGGTTATCTTCTATTGCTTCTTCAGTTAAAGAAAAACCTAAAGCAATAGTTTCGTGGGTATAGCGAGTTGACCAAGCTTCTTGCGCATTGTCATACGTAATTGCAGAGCCTTCGTTTTTAACCGCAGCGGCACCAAAGCCTGATAGTTTTTGTTCTTCTTCAAAAGAACGATCAGATGATTCAGTTTCAAAGATTTCTTTATACTTCTCGCCGTAACGCTCATATTCCAAACCGAATAAAGCGTTAAGACCAGGAAGTAATTCTTTTAAGAGTTGTGCGCGTGAAATAGCAGCCATTAGTTATACTCCTTAAATGCCGTTAGGGTTGCGATAAGAATGACCACCAACAACAGTAATAGTTACCGCTGAAACAGCAAATGGAGTCGTGCCTGATTGTGTTACAGCCGCTGTCATAGTAGGCGCAGTGTAGGCTACAAAAGCTTCTACAAATGTACCGTCTGATAATGCAGTCTCTTGAACAAAGCTAACTATTTTAAAAGGTAGTGTAGCTGTAATGTTATGAGTAGACCAATCTAATGAAATAGCACTAAGACCTGTAGTGGTGTTAACGCCATCAACAATAGCTCCTGCATTAGTAGGTAAGAAATAACCTACGTTTTGACCAACGTCAGCTAAAGTAGCCGCGCCAGAAGTGTACGCTGTACCTGCGTTAGTCAAGTTAGCTTTAAATAACACTTGTGGATCATCAGCAATAATAGCTACTGCATCAGATGCAGAAGTGCCAGTAGGCCAGTATTGAGAAAATACTTTATATTTTAAAACTGGACTTGTATAAGAACAGCCTAAGAATACGCCAATAGGAAGAATCGCCCATGCTGATTTAGAGCCTGTAGATGAATCTACTCGTGCAATAGTACCATCAGATAATAATGATACAGGATCACCATAACCGATGTTTTTTGCGTAACCAGAAGCGATAGGTAAATTGCGAGTTGCCCCCGCATAAACCTGAAAGCCTTCTAGGGTATTCGGTTGGAAACCGTAAGGCCCCACATTATTAGGGTATGCCATAAAAAACTCCTAAATTAATTTATATAGTTCTTGAGTTTCAAGAACCTCGACCAAAAGATACTTTAGATGCCTTCTCAGAAAAAAGAGGCATACGTGGATCGTTCTCGCGTAGGAAGTTGTTATCAACGGACTCCACTGACGCTCTGGACATGTTAGCATAATATTCTTTACGAGCATTTGAGTTCTCGACAGAAGTCTTGCATAGCACAAGCCCACCAATTTCAATTAGGCCTTGGGGTTTTAACCCAAAAGCTGCAAAGTCAGACATCATCTCAGGATGGTCTTCAGCTTGACAAGGTATCCATCCTTCACGTTTGGCCTTAGCCATGTTGCCAGGATCGGCTACACCCATCATAGACACTCTTTTCCAGTGGAACACGTAGCCATCTTGCGGGTCTGGGGTAGGCAAGTCATGAGCTGGCTTCCAAGATACCGGACGTACTTCTTTTTCGCGTGTTTCTGTAGAGCGTGGGGCTCTGTCAATTTGTATATTAGCCATTGAGATGTTGCTCCTTTATTTTATATTTTGCATATAACTCAGGAGTTATCCCTAGTCTTTTTGCTATCGCGATTTCAGAATTGTTCAATGTGACTTTTCTTGGTGCAGTAGTTCTACCTACTGATGCCACAGGTGACGATCTCTTTCTATCGAAGTTTTTTGGGAATACTTCCCTTATGCGGGAGTCTACTTTTTGATAGTACTCATCAGAAGTAGGGTCTACACCGGATTTAACCAATTTTTCATGCAGTCCATAAGCGAAGGCGGTCATCTCTTCATCTTTACCAAACCAAGGGTTCTTTCCGGCCCAATCCTCGGCCTTATAGTCTCTTGGTGGTGCTTCTGGTACCGATTGTTGAGGAATATATACCTCATTATTTTGTGGTTGTAAAGGTTTTTGTGGTATCGGTGGTGTTAATGTAGCTAATTGTCTTTTTTGGTTAGCTAATTCATTAAGTTCAGCTTGCGCTTCAAGAACACCATCGGTATCTCCAGTTTCAAACGCATTACGATATTTACCCTCAGCTATTTTATGAGCATAGTCAAGTCTACTAGCTGCTTCTTTAGTATATTCTTGATGCCCCCAAGTAAGAGTGCTTTTTAACTGCTCATTTTCTTGGAGAATAGTTTGAGCTATACGTATAGCTTCTGCATTTTGTCTTTCTAAAGCTTCTTTAGCTCTGCGCTCATCATGATACTTATGTTGTATTTGATTGATACGCTTTTGAACGCCTTTAGAATAAGACTCTATTTCTTCTTCGTTGTCGTCATCATCTTCTTTTAGTTTAGCTCTACCCTGATCTTCTTCTGGGGTATCGTCTACAATTTCAACCTCAATATCATCATTAAAGTCGGTGTCTTCATTTTCATATTCTTCAGCCATATTGTTCTCCTATTAGTATGCTCTACCAATCCCTCTAGGATCGGAAACGGTGCCTTCAATCATATCGTCATTAACAAGGATGAACTCCTCCCCATCAACAGAAAACCTAGAACCTCTATACGCGCCTATTAATACGAAATCCCCCTCTTTGCACCAAGGGCCAGTAGGAAACTTTGTAGTATCTTGATAAGCCATGGGGCCTAATTTTAATGCCATACACACAACAGCTCCTGCTTCTTCCTTTTTCTTAAAAGCGTCCGGCATTTCAATGCCACTTTCAGTTTTGTCTACTACTTTAGGTTTTATAAGCAAAAGTTTGTATCCCACAGGGTCTGGCAAACGCTCCGCTAGTTTTTCCCCGCTTTGGACAGTTGCATCCGCGTCTATATTTCCAATATTTTTGGCACTCATTAATTATATTCCTCGTATTTTTGCAGGTCTTTTAGACGATTTAAAGCTAGGAACAGACCCGATATTGTTCCTACCAGTTGCTTATAGGATGCGTAATCTTCTACTTGCCCCCTTGCGAGGGCTTGTGTTCGATCTTCTATCATCTCTTCAAGCTCTTTGCACAGTACATCTAGTACAGTTGTCATTTACTACCCCATAGGTGGAATTTGTTGTGGTGCAGGTGCGGGTGGGATTGGTGCTCCTGTTGCTCCTGCCGCTCCTTGTGCTGTTACTTGATTTGATACTAAGTCTAAGCTTTTAAACAATCCCTGAACTTTAGCATCTTCATTTTGAACTAATAACTTAGCCTCATTATTTATCATGGCTATTTCTTTTTGAGCATCTATCTTTTTAAGCTCTATTTCTTTTTTGTTATTAATTTCTTGCTCTTTTAACTGCAGTTCTTTTTGCTGCATTTGCACTACAGGGTCTTGCGCTTGCTGTTGTGCTTGTTGTTGCGCTTGGTCAGATTTGTTAGCTTGCACTAATTGTTTAGCTGCATCGGCAGTTAGTTTGGCTAATTGCGCTTCCATTTCGGAGCTTAACTTGGCATCTTCTGGTGGTAGGGTAGTACCTAACTGAGTTTCAATTCCTCTTCTATATTGAAAACCTAAATGCTCCATCATGTGTGCCATAAGAGCTTGTTTAATAACTGAAGCTTGAGGATTTTGACCCATAGAAGCGGCTACTTTAGGATCATCTATTAAGCTTTGGTGTACGGCTAAGTGAGCATCATGATCTTGCTCTATAAAAGCTTTAGCGGGCTTATTTTTAAGAATATTCATATTCTCTGTAACAGGATCAGTAGGCGTTTGATCGTCTTCCACCATTACTATTTTATCCGCGCCTTTAATACCCATAACTTCTAACATTTGGCGGTGCAATAAAGGTAAGTTATATATTTGCGGTGCTTGTTGGGCTAATTGAATAGCAGCTTGATACTGAATAATCCTCTGCGCCATAGTACTAGCATTGGGATCAGACACTGGAATAATGTCTATTTTGTCGTAGTCTTCTTTTTTAGCCGTTGCTGGCGCGTCATAATCTGGCGCGTAGTCGTATGCAGGGGCCGTATAGTCCCTAACTAATGCCGCAACTAGCTTAAACTCTTGCTCCATTGAAGCATGTACTCGTGCTTGTACAGCGGACATAACTTTTAGAGTGCGCTCTAAAATAGCTAAAGTAGTGCCTACAGGTGCATCGCCACTCATGTTATCAAGTTTTACATCTGCTACCGCAGCTAGTCTTCTTCCCTCATCTACTACATTTTGCAAAAGGGTAAACAGTGTTTGGCTAGGTTCTTTATAAGGCAACATCATGATATTGTCTTTGATGTTAGCTGATGGTACATCTACATCTCTAAACTCACCAGGCATAATGGGGGTGTCGTCCCCTTTAATTCTAAGCCCCCTAGACTTTAACCCCCCAGGTAAATTAGATAGCGTACCCGCGTCAATTAGCTGTCTTACAATAGAAGTAGCAGACTTAGCAAAACCACCAATAAGATGGATAAGCCCATAACCATAGGCTCCAAAACCGGGTATATAAGTGTACTGCACAAAATGTTGTTTAGCTTGCTTAAGAGGATCATGCTCATCCCAATTACGTCTAATGGATAAAATTTCCTGTGTACCACTCTCAATAGTCACAATGTAAGGCAGGGCTATACCTGTCTCTTCTTCTGTGTCATCGTCTATATCTTCAAAGCCCGGCAAGTTCAGTTCAACCTGCATCTCCAATAATTTATAGCGATTGTCATAAGTCGCCTTATACCCGCTTGACTCATCTTTGCGTTGCTGTACATCGTCTAAATTTCTTGTGGGCTCGCCTAGGTCAATATCCCTATAAAATTCAGCGTATTGGAGTTTTTTAATGTCGTTTTTTGTTTTACGCATTACATGAGTAAGCCGCTCCGCAGTACGCGCATCACTTGCCCCGTAGGGAATATAAAGGTCTTCAGCAGGAACAAACATACTGACCTGTCTATTTAAGGCAGGATCAAAATAAACTTTTTTAAACGCCGCCCCTGCTAACGCTAATGACCACAACATTTTCTCGTGTTCGGGTCTAAACTCAGTCATTTTTTCAGTTAACTGATAGTTCATGTCCTCTACAACACGCACTGCGGCTTTTTGCGTATCTGGGTCATCTTTGCCAATAATTTTAGCTTTTACAGGCCCTTGAGCTGGGAATGTTTCTGAAATCATTTCAGATTGAAAGCGTATCGCTGCTTCTGTAAGCATGGGATGATACACCCCGCAAGCACCTTGCCAAGGCTCTGAGCGGTCTTCTATTTTTAAACCCAAAAGGTCTAACCCATCTATATAGGTTGACTCCCACTCTTTACGAGCGTTTTTATCGTTATCAAAATCATGCAATAAATCAGCGGCTAATTCAGCCATTTCAGACTCATCCATATATTCTGCAAGGTTTGCATCAAACCCTGGTTCTTTCTCCATTTCTACATCGGCTTCGGTATCAATAGGCGCTAATGGGTCGCCTATATCAATTTCAACAGGTGCATCATCATCTTCCATTAAAAACGGGCTTTGCGGTTGCATAGCTTTAAAAATACTGTTTGGCACTTCTGACATATTAGAATCCTTTAGTGTTTGTTATTTACAATTAAAAACTTGACGAGTGGGGGTAGAATTTTCAGAAGTGCAAAACTGCGCCGCACCAAAATCAGTATTCTCTATTTTGTCTTTAGCTTTACTCTCCGCAATAGTTTGATACTGCATGTTACTGGTAGCATCTATCCCACCACGAGCAAGGGCGCAGATATGATCTACAATATAACCTTTACGTCCATGCGGATAGCCTTGTTCTTTATCAAATTGATGCTTAACTGCAGGATTTCTGCAGGTACTAGCCTCTGCGTCTAAGGACGCAATAATACCTATGACACAGACTATACAAGCTACAATCAGCATTTTTGCAAATACGATGGGGGAAAATTTCAAGCATACCTCCTTAGTTTTAGTAATAGTTTGCACGTTTTTTAACCATCCATACGTCATCGTCAATATCCTTATCTTTAGTAGACCCAATAAACCCTCCAGAACGAAACCTAGCTAATGCTAAACTGACAGCGTCAACAAAATCATCGTTGCGTCCTGCAGGAAAGGACGCTACCTCATTAATAACCTCGTCTGCCCAACGTGTAGCAGGAGCCCATACTTTGCCCGAAGCAAACATATCAGACACAGCGTTAAGCCTAGATATTTTGTCTTGCCCTCGTGAGGGGGTAAACTCTT